GCGTTTGAAGCAGACTGCGAACCAGTAAACGCGGTAACGCCATTGACCTTCCAATACCAATTGTAGCTTGTGTATATGTTGCCCTCCTCTAGGATGATAACCCCACGGCTAACAAATACAGAAAACCTAGCCGCGCCAGTATAAGCCCCCATTGTAAACCTAAGCACTGTTACAAGCGACGTGGTTGTAAATGCTCCACGTATAACCTGCTCAAAGTCGGTGCTTTCAATGATAGACAGCGTATCAGCGGCAGATATTGTGAGAACCGGCAACCCGTCCCCCGGCCTTGCCGCCGCAAGCCCGTAGATGCGAGGCGCACCGCTCGACCCCTCGGCAATCGCCACGGGATTATCGCGCAGCGCCGTCACGGTCGAACCGCTCGGAATGCCGCCAACGCCAACCGCTCCGGCTGGTAAATCTGTAAACGTCGTCATTGCGGTTTATCTCCTGCGCGCATTATAGCCACCGAAACGGGCGCGGAACGTCTAGCCCGTCATTGCCGTCGTCGTCGAGCCAGTAGCCAATCTCGCGCTTCTGTTGCTCTGTTGCATCAACAAACGGCGTTATGTCGCTTTCTTGCCACAACCATAGCACGCCGATAGACCCGTTGTCCTCCATCGTGTAGGCGTAGCGGCTTCCCGGCGCGCTGGAATGAGCCGAGGTAATCAGCCAATTGCCTGCACGCTTTGAGCCGTCGAACTTAACGTCAAGGAAATGCTCAACATTTACAGAGTCGCCCGTCCAGTAGGTTCCGGCCTGCGGTGCGCTAAGCTCCATCGTCGCCTCACGCCGCACGTCCTTAAATCGTTGCAAATATGTCGATGCGGTCGATGCGGCGATAGCGTCCGTCTGGATGAACCGGCAAAACAATTCGCGGATGGCAGGCTCGCCGCCATATTGCGCCTGCTTGTCAACGTCGATGGCAACCTGCGCCCGCTCGTATGAGCCCTTATCAGTGATGCTGGCGATGGGACTGCGCAGGCCGTAATAGACAAACACCTGCGAGGCGCGCTCCTCCGGCTTTTCCTTGATTGCAAAAGACCCGGCCAGGATGTGCCCTTCATCGGTCAGCGTTGAAGGCGCGAAGTCCGGGCGCTGTGCTTTCAAGATAATCTTTTGGACGCGTTCATCCCACCACACGTTCGCCATCGCTTGCAGGCAAACCTCACCGGCGAGGTCGTCGATCTTGGTTGGCTCGGTGATGTGGGCCGTGAATTGATAGGCGCTGCGCCACAACGTGTATTCAGCGTCCCACGCGCTCGCGTCAACGTAAGCCGCATCAATGCCGCCGCGCGTCACAAGCAGGTCGTAGAGGATGTCAGAAAACGGCTCGGCGACATACGCCACCACCGTTTGCACGCGCCCGTTCTGGCTGTGGCTTGCGGCCTCGGTGTTGAGCGCGGCACGGGTCAGCCCGGTGATCCGCACGTTGCTATCGACGAGCGATCGGCCCGTGTATTGGATAAGCTCCGAGCCGATCCGCACCCACCCCGTCGCGGGGTAGTCGGCGACAACGGCGCCCGCCACGTCAAGCGTTGTCACGCTGGCGTTGATGTCCGAGGCAAGCGCGCCCGGCGACAACAGCGGCGCGGTGATGCCGGTATCTGTGACTTTGCGCAGCGCATCCTTTGCAGTGATGCTCACGCCGTCGCGGCCTGCGTCGATCTTCTCGATGAGGTATTCGCGCTTTATCATTTCGGCCAGCGTGTCGCCGAGGTTGCCCTCGTAGATGCGCAAAACATACCCGACATGGAACGGATTGCGCGAAAGCCACTTAGACCAAAACGAGCCTTGCGTTGCCGGGTCATAACTGCGGTCCGCCACGTAAGGATCGGTCTCGACATCGTTGCTCGGGCTGTCCTTTAGCTTGACGCTGCACACCGCGCGCAGTCCAAGCGGGCCTTTATTCCGCGACCCGCTTGCGACGTTCAGCACGGTCGGCGCGGTCTGATAACCCATCAGCGTCGGGATAGCCGTTGCAGGCTGGAACGCGCCCGCCTCAGTGCGCCACTCGTAAGACCCCATCGGCACGAACCGCAGCGCAAGCGACGACGTGAGGTTTAAAGCCGAGCGAAACTTGCACGTTGCGTCGGTGTTCCAGCATTTATCGCCCGTCGCGTTGCACGGAGACGTGCCAAACACGCGGCTGCAAAGCGGCTGCACGATCTCGATGACTTGGATGGGCTGCGTTGCGAACGACATTAGAACACGCCCGTGACCGCAAGCGATACGCTTACGTAATCGTTGACTCCCATCGTCTCCGGGGCGACGTCGCTGTCGGTCCAGCACCACGCCACGTCATCCGAAAACCGCGCTGGGTTGCCGATAATCCCGAACGGGTAGAGCGGCAATGTCTTTGCGAACGGCTCGAAATAGGTCCGATACCAGTCGATGCGCAGATGCTCCCACGAGTAGGAACCCGTCACCGCTTGGCGCATAAGCTGCCGCCCAAGCCATTGCCCGGTCTCGCTGAATTGCTGTTTAGCCTGCGTCACGCGGTTAATGCTTGTTGGCGTGTGCCCCGCGTAAAATGCCTGCGTCAGTTGCAGCGCCACGCCCGCGCGGATAATGCCAACCGTCACATCATCACCATCATCGACCGAAATGCGAAGACGGCGTGTCGAAATCGCGTTGCCCGACCCGTCGGAAATCATGGCGGCAATCGTGCCGTTGTCCGCTGGCGAGATCGTTGCGCGGTCTGTAAAGCCCGCCGCAAGGTCCGGACTTGTTGCGATCACGACCGTCTTGCCGCTGAGGGAATGCGCCGCGATAAACACCGTGTCGATGTTCGCCGCCGCGCCAAGCGTCAACAGCCACGAAACCGCGCCAGTGCCGGGAACCCACCGCTGGAAAGTGTAGTCGTTTGCCGCAAGCTCCGGCGTCGCTCCGCTGCCCGTGACCGCGCCGGTGACGGTGCTGTAGAGGATGCGCGCGTTGGTCAGCGGCTCGTTGCTGCCGAGGGTGTAGCCCGCTGTAGAGAGCGTCATGCGATGACCCCGCGAATTGTCCCGCCGTTGCGCTGGGCGTTGTTAAGCTGCTCCACCATCTGGCGGGCGAACGATTCGCCGAAGCCCATGCTGTCGTTTTGAATGTTGAAGCTAAACGTTTGCGTGCGGTCCGGTTCTTTAGCCGCCGCCGCAGCGCCAGCCGCCGCGCCCGCGCCTGCCGAAGCGCCGCCGCCCCCACCGGGCCTTGCCGACATGATTGTTTTGACGTTTGCCAGGCCCGTCGCAACGATGCCCGCTGCAATGGCGTAGGAAAACGGCGCGGGATGCTCTGACAACGCGCGGTTAGCGCCCGCGAAGGTGTCAGCAATCGCCATGGCGACGCGAACGGCTTTGCTCTCGCCAAACAATGCTAACAGGCCGGTCCTGACCGACGCATACGCGGCGTCTTGCGAGCGCTGCACCAGTTGGTTCTTGCGCTCCTCAAGCGCCTGAACCCTCGACGCGTGCTCAGCCTCAAGGCGTAGCCGGTCCTGCAAAGACTCCGCGTTCATCTCGCCTTTCTTGGCTAGGTCAAACGCAAGCGCCTCTTGACCCCGCGCATACCATTCCGCGATAGTCTCCTCTTCGGTCATCAAGCCTTCGCGCAGCGCCTCAAGCCTGATAGCCATTTCCTCAGTGACCATCTCAGGAGTGCCTAGCGCGCCAAGCGACGTGATGGGCGTGGTTGCGCCCCCACCTTCGCCTTCACCTTGGCCGGGAACAATCGGAGCAACGCCGTCGCCCGTCGTGACCATGCCTTCTTTTTGCGCCGCAAGCGCTGCGGTTACGGTCGCAATGTTTTCTGCTGTCACCTTCATTTGATCGGAGAGGGCTACGTCCGTTTCCAGTAGGTCACGCTGCTTTTCAAGCAAGGCGACCGTAGCTTGCTGTCGCTCCTCAAAGGCTGCGGACTTCCTTGCGGCCACCTTTTCGCCAATGAAACTGACCGCAAGCTCGGCCTCTTGAGATCGCCGGATTTGCTCCGATAAGTCAACGAACTCTTTTGAACTCACCACCTGCGCGCGCTGCTCAGCTATCATCGCCTTGACGTTGGCATGACGCGCGCGGGCCTCGTCCAGCTTAGCCTTGGCGACCGCAACCGACATAGCCGAGCCTTGGCCGAGCGCCGCCTTGAGGAGGTTGCTTTGCGTAATTTCGTCGCCCATGGATCGCACTGCGGAATCAGTGGCATTGCGGAAAGTATCAACCGGGCCAGTGATTTTTGAAAACTGGAATGCTAATTCGCCGACTGCAACAACGGCAAGCCCGATGCCGGAGCGGATAAGCGCGCCACGCACAACCAAGAGCGCCGCCGCAAGGCTGCCAGCCGATGCCGCAGCAACTCCAAGGCCCGTTGCAAGCGCCACGCCAAAGGCCGCAGCCGCCGCGCCCGCCCAGTAGATAAGACGCTCTAGGTTATCCGCGACGAACTTTACCGCCCTGACGATGCCGTCAAACGCGGCAACCGCCGCCTCTCTCATCTTCTCCGCGTCAACGCCCGTCGCTAGGAACTTGTCAGCTAGGTCTTTAACGGCTGGCGCGACTGCCGCCGCGATGATGCGGCCAACGCCCTTCAGCGCCTCGAACACCCGCCCGAAAGCGTCGTTAGCCGCCTCGATGTTTTCCGCGTCCAACTGGCTAACGGCCAGCCCAAATTTAGATTGAAACTCGGCGGCGTCCCGCACCTTGTCGGCATAGCCGTCGAGCATGTTGATCGCAGCGCGGCCCGAACGCCCGAGAACTTCCATCGCCGTCGCGGTCCGGGTTGCAGGGTCTTCAATCCTGTTGAGGCGGTCGGCAATTATTGCGAACTGCGCGGAGGGCGATTGACCCTCAAGGTCAGCCATTGAAAGCCCGAGGCGACCGAATGCGTCAGCCTGAGCCTTAGTCCCCTCACCAAGCTCAACGATGTTGCGCTGCATGATGCCGAGGATTTGGGAGAGCTGCGTGGTCGCGACGCCAGCCTCACCGGCGACCTGCGCCATGGCAATAAATTCGTTATGCGTCAGGCCCAAGCTTCGCGCGAGTTTCGTGTTGCTGTCGATAACGCCCGCTTGCGAATTAGCAAGTGCAAGCAGGCCAGCGCCAGCGGCAAACGCCGCAACGCCCGCCGACTTGGCAACCTTACCAAGGGCGCGCGCTGAATTGCTGGCAAACGACCTTATATTTTGCGACGCTGTTTGAAGGCCTCGGTCAAGCTCGGCAGTGCTGGCGCCGATGTTAACGCTGATCGTTGGTCCGGCCATCTCTCGCCCACTCTAACAAATATTCCACATCTTCTTGCGTTAGCTTCCCCGCGTAATCCTCGCCCTTCACCCTTGGCGCTCGATCCCAGTATTCAAGATACCACTCCGGCAGTGTCATGTCCCAAAACTCTGTTGGGCTTAGACCCCATTGGCGGGAGATCAAGTAGAGGTTTGACCAGTCGATTTCGCCGGGCGCTTCTTCGGCTTTGCCCTCGGTGTGGACTTTCCGGGGGCCTCGGGCTTTTTTTCGCCCGCGCCTTGCGGAGTGATAGCCTGCGCCACCGCCACCGCGATTGCCTGAGTCTCCTCGGGGTTGCCGTTCATCAGCGCGCCATAGACGTCATCTTCAGTCACAGCCGCGCCACCCGCCCTGAAGAAGCAGGCGGCGACATACGCAAGCGCCGAGACCTTAACCTCGCCCCTTGCTAGGTCCGTCATAAGCTGAACGATGTTTGCACCGCCGCCCTCAATCGTTCGAAGCAAGCGGTTGGACGGCGTGAAAGTATAGTCAACACCGCCCCACGCCATTGTCACGTCACGAAACACGCCACCCATCAGGCTGCCGTGAAGGTAAACGCGCCGCTCGACTGGAACGATGCGGAGAACGTGGTTTCGCCGTCGTGCGCTCCGC